CTTCCGGAAGTGTTCAGAGGATAGAAGGTGATAATTTGCAGGAGAAACGAAGCAGAAAAGAGCAGCGGAGAGATAGACAGCAGCATTATGAGGAACTGGAGAGCCGGCATGATGCAAAGGCGTTGGAGAGATTTAAGCGACCGGCTTACCAGAGCGTAAGCGTTGCGGAATATCTGGCAAGGAAGTATGACATTACAGCGGAGGTGGATACCATTGCAGACCGAAAACTTAAAGAATGAGAATAATGCAAAGAAATTATATCTCAGAAAATACCGGAAGCACGGAAAGCGAATCAAGCGGATCGAAGCAGAGATAGATGAGATCCGGAGCATGAAGATGTATCCGTCAATGAATAATGACGGAATGCCACATGGATCCAGCCAGAACGATTTGAGTTCGTATGCGGCGGTATTACAGGAAAGAGAAGAAGAGTTATATCGCGAAGGGGTTAGTCAGGTGCAGTCATATAAGGATATTGCTTTCAGGATCAGTAGGCTTGAAGATCAGGATGAGAGAGATGTCCTGTTTTACAGGTACATAAAAGGGTATGACTGGTGGAAGATAGCACAGATTATGGATTACAGTGAGAGCTGGATTTATGAGTTGCACGGCAGAGCATTAAGAAAAATAGAAATTTCTTAAAAAGTGGAGTTCACTGGAGTTTTGCATATGCTAATATGGTAGAGTCGAAAGACAAGAAAAGAGATAACTATTTCATCGAAAAAAGCCGGGTAGCTAATCCGGCTTTTTGCTTTCCTGTTACTTATGCAAAAAATATGTAAAGGCAACGTAGGTCAGTATGACGCAAACATAACTGAATACAGTTGAATTACATTTTGTAATGAGTTGATGCACTTTAGTGAAAAATGCAACTCCAAATGTGCCAAGTAAAAACAGGAAAAATTGCGTACCAGCCATCATCTCAATTAGGTCTCTCATACGTCTTTCTCCTTTGTTGGGTATTTAAGGACTTACACCGCATGCATACAAATACATGTGATCGCCAGAAAGACGTAAAAACGAAATAAAGATATGGCTTTAACAACGTGGAGAAAAGTAAGACGTAACAATTGAGATGATGGCAATTACCGTACCTTAATCAAAGTCCGTAATTGATTGTTCATAGTGTACCTCCTTATGTTTTTCTCCTATGTCAGCTTATGCTGACTATTCCATATTACTGTAAAATGCGGAAAAAATCAAGGATTGCTAGAAGTTATGATTATGTAACAAGGAGTATTTGATGCAAAGAAAGGTGGTGTTGCAGGATGGCAAAACTTACGGCAAAGCAGAAACGATTTTGTGATGAGTACCTGATTGACCTGAATGCAACACAGGCAGCTATTAGAGCAGGGTATTCGTCGAAGACAGCAAATGAGCAAGGAGCAAGGCTGTTAGCAAATGTTAGTGTTCAGGAAGCAATCGCAAAAGCAACAGCTGAGAGATCAAAGAGGACCGGCATCAGTCAGGATCGAGTTATTCAGGAACTGGCAAGAATAGCATTTGTGAACCCACAGAATGTAATCAATCCCAAAGATGCATCAGTAAAAGCAGATGCGACAGAAGACGATCTGGCGTGTATTCAGTCCGTAAAGGTCAAGACAATGGACGGAGCAAAGGGGAAATCGGTTGAAAGAGAAGTTCGGTTGAATGACAAGATGAAAGCATTGGAATTGCTTGGAAAACATCTTGGTATGTTCAAGGATAAATTAGAAGTGGATGCTGATATGGATCTGAATATCACAATTGATTATGGTGAGGCTGATACAGGGTGAAGATAAATGTACAGGCAAACCCATGCTTTAAAGAGGTTGACCAGAGCCATAAGCGATACATAGTCATGAAGGGTTCAGCCGGATCGGGGAAGAGCGTAGACACAGCTCAAAACTACATTTTGCGGCTGATGCAGGACAAGGGAAGAAATCTGGTTGCCATGCGTAAATCAGATATCACCAACAGAGACAGCACCTTTGCTGAATTAACTGGATCGCTGTACAAGATGTTTGAAGATAAAGCAGATGCATACTGGAAAATCAACCGAAGTCCTCTGATGCTGACGTGCAGAAGCAATGGAAATCAGATCATATTCCGTGGAATGAATGACGACAGACAGCGTGAGAAGCTGAAGTCCATTACGTTTCCGAAGGGAAAACTGACGGATGTATGGATGGAAGAGGCAACGGAGTTTACCCAGGCAGATCTTGAGATCATTGATGACCGTTTGCGTGGAGAACTTCCACCGGGACAATTTTATCAAATTAGGATGACCTTCAATCCAGTAAACAAAAATCACTGGATTAAGAAGGCCTTTTTTGATATTCCTGATCCGAATGTACTTACCCATCATTCGACTTATCTTGGCAACCGGTTTATTGATGATGCATACCGGCAGCGTATGGAACGTCGAAAGATTGTTGATCCGGAAGGCTACCAGATATACGGACTTGGTGAATGGGGCGAGATTGGCGGACTGATCCTGCATAACTGGGAGGTTCGGGAAGTATCACAGAATCTTAATGATTATGATGATGCGGCTATCGGACAGGACTTTGGATTTAACCATGCAGACGCCATATTGCTTGTAGGAATCAAAGACGGGAATTTATATATCATCGATGAGATTTATGAGCATGAAAAAGAAACGGCTGAGATTATACCAATAGCCATACAGCATGCGATACCGACAAATAAAATAATGTGGTGTGACAGCGCCGAGCCGGACAGGATTAAGACCTGGAGAAATGCGGGATACAGAGCTAAAGGTGTTGATAAAGGCGGTTCAAATGGTTCAGTGAAAGCACAGATTGACTGGATAAAAGGTGTAGTCGATAAGAAGCACACGGTTAAACGCAGGATCTATGTTGCTCCCCATTGTGTGAATACGATCAAGGAGCTGCAGCAATGGAAATGGAAGAAGGATGAAAAGACGGGTGAATATATGGATGATCCGGTTCCAATTATGGATGATGCAATGGCAGCGTTACGATATGCCATTGAAGGATGGCGTAAAGCAAGTAAATGGCTGATGTAAATAGTATAAAGACAATTGACGGGCAGCGTGCACAGCGCCAGCGGTTTTTTCAGGCAGTCTTTGACGAAGACTGTGATTTTTTACCGTTAACAGAATTGCATTTGTTGTGAATGCAACCTCCTTTCCCGGTCGCAATCGGCGGTCGATTATGGTGCTGGCAGGACTGTCATTTAGATAAAGGGATTATAGCTCAGTGGTAGAGCACAGAGGTCACAGGTTAGATTCCTGTTAATCCCTATTTACTAAATAACAGAAGGAAGGTGTAAAAAGTTGCTGGATGTATCAGAGATACAGAAATTCATAGAAAATGATCTGGTGTCTGAAAAGAAAAAGTTCGCAGGTATCGGTCAGAAATACTATGAGGGCGAGCATGATATCAAAAAATACAGACTGTTTTATTATAACGCAGACGGGAAGTTTGTTGAGGATCAGGTGAGGTCTAATGTGAAGATCAGTCATCCTTTTTTCACGGAGCTTGCTGATCAGCTGTCAGCTTATACGCTGTCATTCAAAGAGAATCCGGTGCAGGCAAAGGATACAGTGGATGGATTGCAGGATTTCCTTGATCTGTATTTTGATGATGATTTCTGGTCTGAAGTAAGTGATGTGGTCACAGGAGCTTATACGAAAGGGTTTGAATATATTTTTGCATATAAGAATGCTTCGGATAAGCTTGCCTTCCAGTGCGCTGACAGTATGGGCGTGATTGAGTGTCAGGAGAAAGACACATCCGATCATCAACGGTATATGATCTATCATTATGTGGAACGCATAGAGAATGGTCGGAAGGTGATCCGGAAGATTCAGGTATGGTCAGAAAATGAGGCATATTATTATATCCAGGAAGGGATAAATGGAAAGATTGTTCCGGATGCATCGGAGGCAGTAAATCCAAGACCGCATATCGTATTTACAGACAAGAAGACGGGGATGAAAATGGGATGTTCACTTGGTTATATTCCGTTTTGGCGATTGGATTATAACAAAAAGCAGTTCAGTGGATTGAAACCAATCAAAGACCTGATCGATGACTACGACATCATGGAGTGTGGGTTGTCCAATAACCTGAAAGATTTTGATTCACCGTTGTATGTGGTAAAAGGCTTTCAGGGAGACAATCTGGATGAATTGCAGCAGAATCTTAAAACCAAAAAGATTGTTGGAACAGATTCGGAAGGGGATGTGGAAGTCAGGACAATCGATATTCCGTATCAGGCAAGAAAAGCGAAGGCAGATGAGGATGAAAAGAACATCTATCGATTTGGAATGGGATTTAATTCCTCTCAGACAGGGGATGGAAATATCACGAATATTGTGATCAAGTCACGGTATGCTCTGCTTGATTTAAAAGCGAATAAGCTGGAAAAGAGGTTAAGGCGATTGCTGAAACAGCTGATTAAAGTTGTTCTGGATGAAATCAATTTTATGAATGGCACAGGATATCAGATCACAGATGTCAAAATGAAGTTTGACCGGTCCATTATGACAAATGAATCAGAAAATGTAACCAATGAGAAGACAGAAGCAGATACACAGCAGGTTCGTGTTAATACGATTCTGAATATTGCAGAACAGATCGGTGACGAGCAGACACTGAAAGCTCTGTGTGATGTAATGGACTGGGACTATGAAGAATTGAAAGAGCAGGTGCAAAAAGAAGGAAATACGGCATCTGATGCGAGGAAGGCATTGGAGCAGGTCATTCCGGAAGATGTCTGTACAGAGTAGGTGATACGGGATGAAGAAACGTGAGAAAATTGTTCAACAGGAGTTTCTTGATGATGAGGAACGAGTGATCAAGAGGCTGCAGTCTGTATATGGACAAGCGTTGAAAGACCTGACACAGAGATCCAATGATCTTCAGGAACAGATCTATCGGATTCAGGAGAAATACAATTCTGTTGAGGATGAAAAACAAAGGAAGCTCCTGCAGAGCCAGGAACGCTCAAAGATCTACCAGAAAAGATATCAGGATGCATTGAAAAAGCAGGTTAGCAGTATTCTGGATAAGATGCATAAAGAAGAATTCAAGACAGTTCAGCCATATCTGGATGAATGCTATGAGAAATCCTTTATTGGAAATATGTATGTGCTGCATGAGGAAGGAATTCCACTGATCATTCCGATTGATCAGGAGAAGGTTGTCCGTGCTGTGCAGTTGAATAGTAAGATCAGTGCTGGTCTTTACAGCCGGCTAGGAGAAGATGTGGATCTGCTGAAGCGCAGAATTACCGCAGAAGTAAGCCGGGGAATTGCTACAGGAATGAGTTATGATCAGATGGCGAGGCAGTTGGCGAGCCGGACAAAGATTGGTTATAACAATGCAGTCCGGATCACAAGGACAGAGGGACACAGGATCCAGCAGCAATCCACAATGGATGCCTGTTATGCTGCCAGAGATCGGGGAGCTGATGTTGTAAAACAGTGGGATGCAACTCTGGATGCAGTCACAAGGGAGTCACACCAGATGCTTGACGGACAGATCAGAGAGCTTGATGACAAGTTCAGCAACGGTCTGATGTATCCGGGAGATCCTTCTGGAAGTGCTGCAGAAGTGGTCAACTGTAGATGTATTTTACTGCAGAGAGCACGGTGGAAACTGGATTCCAAAGAGCTTGAACGATTACAGAAGAGAGCTTCTTTTTATGGTTTGGATAAAGAACAGGAGTTTGATGGTTTCAGAAAAAAGTACCTAAAAGCTGTTGAAACAAAAGAAGAGGGAACATATTCAACAACAGTCAAGAGGATTGGAACTAATGAGGTTAATCTGGAGTATGTAAAATCCGAAGCTTTTAGAAAGAAATTCAACAAGATTACTGAAAACACCGCAATCAATGAAGCTTTAAGAAATTATGCAACGGCGATGCTGCTTCATAGAAACGGCACGGATGGGGAAGACTTGTATATTATGGATGCCAAAGGAAAGTTATTGCTTAGGGAGATATCCGGAAAGAATGAACTTGGTGTTGCTGTTTCAGCGGAAGATTCAGAGATGCTGAGAAAGAAAAATGGAGTTGTAGGAATACATAATCATCCAACGAATATACCGCCGACTGGAAGTGATTTTGTGGCTGCGGGATATCGAAAATATATTTTCGGAATAGTAGTAACTCATGCTGGAAGGGTGTACAAATATAAAGTTGGAAATAAGCCATTTCTTTCAAGAATATTGGATGAGCGAATTGACAAATATATGAATCCACCATATAATTTAGGCATAGAAGAAGCACATACAAAGGCATTAAATGAATTAGCGAAGGAGTATGGTGTGACATGGGAAGAGTTAAAATAAATTCATATTTAGATGTTGTTATTTCACATCCGGATATGACACCGGAAGAAAGAGAAGAAGAACTTCAGCGTCTGAAAGAGGAAAGTGATAAATTAACAGACTGGCCGGAGATTTTTTAGTACCACTGATCAGAAAGGGTTGGTGGTATTTTTATGCACATTTTTAAGAAAGGGTATGGTGATCCAGTAATCTCGCAGCTATGCGTCAAATAGTGGGAGGTTGGGTGGCAGAATAAGGATAGATTGATTTGGGACATCTCAGGATGTCCTTTTTTGATGCCATTTCATCCGTAGGGATGTAAAACACTTATTCCACGAAATCATGGACGAGACATGTAAAAAGCGTAAGAAAGGGGAAATACAAAATGACATTAGAAGAATTATTGAAAGCAAAGGAATTAACAGATGATCAGATCAAGGCAATTCTTGATGGGATGAAGGAGAATAAGATCTTCACGGCATCGGAAGAGAATCTCGATATCCGTTATGGAAAGCTGAAGACAGACTATGATAATCTGACGACTCAGAACGGAGAAGCAACGGAACTCATTGAGCAGTTGAAAAAAGGGACAAAGAACAGTGATGAGCTTCAGGGGAAGATCACTGCCTATGAGACACAGGTGGAAACACTGACAAAGCAGTTGAATGAGGAAAGACTGGAATCAGCGTTAAAAGTGGCACTTATGGGAGCAAAAACAGATGATGTTGCTTATATGGCATTTAAGCTGAAAGAAGGCGGGGACCTTGAGCTTGATGATAACGGAAATATCAAAGGGATTGATGAAAAGATTGCCGGTTTGAAAACTCAGTTTCCAGCTCATTTTGAGACAGATGATGGAGGCAATGGAAAAACACCAAGAATGATTGATCCGAAGCCTTTACCGACTGGCGAGCATGACACAGGGGCAAAACCGAAAGATCTGGCTGATGCGATCCGGATGCAGTACGAAGACACACAGAAATAGAAAGGTTAAAAATGGTGAATTGAATGGCACTCTTATTAAAAGACATGATAGAAGGCGTATCCGATAAGGTGGCTGAGCAGGTTGTTGATACATTCCTGAGAGAATCAGAAATCTTACAGATGTTACCTTTTGACAATACGGTAAGTCCGCAGGGCGGTTCAACACTGACATATAGCTACCTGCAGACACAGATTCCGTCTACAGCAGCATTCAGAAAATTAAATGAAGAATACAAAGACAGTGAAGCAAAACTGGTTAAAAAGTCTGCGGATCTTAAAATCTTTGGTGGAAAGTTCAAGATGGACCGTGTGCTGAAGCAGTCTGAAAGTAAATTCAACAATATGGCATTCCAGATGGAACAGAAAATCCGGGCAGCTGTATCACTGTTCCACTACACTCTGATCAATGGTGATTCCACAACCCAGACGGAATCCTTTGACGGACTGGACAAAATGCTTGCCGGCACTACGACAGAATTTAATACAAGCACCGTGATTGACGTATCTGATCTTACAAAGATGAAATCCAATGCAGATCAGCTGTATGAGATGCTACAGATCCTGATCCGGGAGACAGGAGCTGATGCGTTACTGATGAATGCCAGCATGATTTCAAAAGTGCAGACAATGGCACGTATCCTGGGATATAAGACAGAAACAGAAGAGGCATTTGGCAAGAAAGTTACATCAATGGATGGTGTCAGATTTATGGATCTGAAGGATCATTACACAGTAGAAAGCGGAACAACTGTTACGGCAAACGCATGTGTCAAAAATAATATTTCCAGAACAGTATCCGGATCATCCGCTACCACTGGTCTGACAGATATTTATGCTGTTAAGTTTGATGTGAATGATGGATTCCATGCGGCTACTATTACCGGTAGCTCTGCTATTAGCCAGTATCTGCCGGATTTCAACCAGCCAGGAGCAGTAAAGGATGGAGAAGTTGAAATGGTAGCGGCTACAGTGCTGAAAAATACAAAGCATGCAGGCGTAATCAGAAACATTAAAATCGTGTAGGCGAAGGGAGAATGAACAATGGCAGCCAAGAAAAAGGAAGAATTAAGAACATACAAGGTCACAGTGAAAGATAATCCGGGATATTGCGGTGAAGGTGCTGGCGGTGCACAGTTTGCGCATGGCTCAGCGCTGATCACAAGTGAACGACTTGCAGCATGGTTCAGAGAACATAAAGGATATATAGTGGAGGAAGTCGGAAAACCGGAAGAAAGTGCTGACGCTTAAGAGTAGAGAGGACGGTGATCCCGTATGATTCTGTCAGTTGATGAGGCAAAAAGACTCATCGGGTTTAACGGCTGGTCTGATGAAAGGATTGAAAGAAAGCTTAAATCCATTGAACAGACTATCCGATCTTATACAAATAACAGTTTTCAGAATCGGTGTGTCCGATCAGAAGCGATGGTACATAATACGCTTTATGTGGTTGATAGTATTCCTGGTCTTATAACCGGGGATACCGTACAACTGTCAGAGAGTTTGTACAATAATGGATTGTATGTTGTAAAAGAGATTGAAGACAACCGTATCACATTGGACAAAGAGCTTATAAATGAATCACATATACTGCTTACGAAGGTTATGTATCCGGATGATGTGATTGATTGCTGCATCAATTTGTGCGAGTGGGAAATAAAGAATAGAGGGAAGGTTGGCGTGAAATCGGAAACATTATCCAGACATTCCGTAACCTATTTTGATCAAGATGTTAATAATCAGGTAAACGGTTATCCGGTAAGCCTTCTGGGATGCCTGAAACCATACCGGAAAGCGAGGTGCTGATCATGTCAGAGATCGGCGGAAATCAGACTGCAGTCTTGCAGGTAAAGAGCGAAAATGGAACGGATGCGATCGGTAATCCGTTAATTGATTGGAAAGAAGCCGGCTCTTATCAGGGATGGCTTGATTTAGTGTCCGGAAGTTCACCTGTCCAGAACTATAATGCCAAAATAGCAGAGTCCAGTCATTACTTTTTGACAGATTATAGTAAAGATCTGGCTGATCAGGATCCGGAGATATCCAGAATGGTGATTGGCGGGAAAGTTTATGATGTGCAGTGGATAGATGATCCAATGGGAATGCATGAACATTTGGAGATTTATCTGAAAGCTGTCGGAGGTGTTGGAAGTGGCAGTAATTGAGTTTGAGAACAACACAGATGAAATTATTGAGGAAATGAGGCAAAAAGCTCTTGCCTGGTTGGAGGAAGCTGGCGGGGATATTCAGTCTCAGGCAGCATCGAATTCAAGGAGAGCCTCTGGTGAAACTGCAGGAAGCTTCCAACACAGGGTGGATGAAGGAACTATGACCTGTGCAATCGGTTCTTCTCTTGAAAATGCTATATGGGAAGAATTTGGGACAGGTGAGTATGCCTTACATGGTGATGGACGAGCAGGAGCATGGTATGTTCCGGTAAAATCCTATACAGGGAAAAAGAAACCTACATTTAACGGTAAAGTGGTTATCGTTCACGGAAAGAATGGGGTGGATTTCTATAAGACCAACGGTAAACGTGGAACAAGGGCATTGTTTAATGCTTTTAATTCCATGAAACCAGAGATTGTGAATGATGCGAAAATAGATTTTAAGGATTTGGGTGAATGATATGACAAATGAAATACTGGAATACATGAACCTGAAATTGAAAGAGCTGCTTCCATATCAATACTATGAATGGAGCACAAAAGCAGTCTACCCATATTGGATAGGTGAATACTCTGAGATTCCATCCAATGCAGAAGATGGATTTGGGGAAGACACAATGATGATAACGGGAACAACAAAGGGCAGCGTGATAGACCTTGAAAATGGAAAAGAGATTCTTCGGAAAGCTTTTTCAGCAATCATAGGTTATCACGCTGTTCTTGATTCTGGAACACATATTCTTGTGTTTTATGATACAGCAACCAGTATCCCAACAGACGGGAATGATATTAAACGGTTGCAAGTGAATTTGCAGATTAAAAATTGGAAGGTGAATGAATAATGGCAAATGAGTGGACAAGTTGGAAAGAGCATGGAATTACCAAAGACACGCCTGATTCCATTTTGTTTGGAGCAGGAACAATCCATCAGGGATTGAAGTTCTCTGGTGAGAAATGGAATTTTGCGGAATCGATTATCGGTGCAACTAATGGTGGATCAAAGCTGTCTCTGAAGCCGGAGGTGCAGGATATTGAGGTTGATGGGAAATTTATTAAAGCAAAAGGGTTAATGGTTAAAGTTGGTGAAAGTGCAACGATGGAAATTAACTTTGCCGAGATTAACCCGGAAATCATCAAAAAGGGATTGATCGCAAAAGAAGGGACCTCTTCGGCAAAAGGTTATAAAGTGCTGGAGAGTAAGCCGGATATTGAATCAGGAGATTATTTTGAAAACTTCGCATTTGTGGGAAGGACAGTATCAAAGAAGCCTATCATTGTTATCTTTGATTATGCTTTATGCACGTCCGGATTTGAACTGGATCCGAAACATAAGTCCCAGGCATCGCCGGCAGTTACGGTTGAATGTGTAGGAGATGTTACACAGGATGATACTCTGAAAGTATTACCTTATCACATTTATTATCCGGATCCGGCAGCTACCCAGCCAGTAGAAAAGAACGCTTCTGACAAAGCTGTAATTGCTGATTCGGCAGAGGACAAAAAATAGCAGAAGGCAGGAAAAATAAGGAAAGGAAGGATTGTAAGAAATGGTAGAAAGAAATTATGAGCTGAGAACTTTATGTGCGGATGATATTTTCCCGATGGTAAAAATCATATCAAAGATTGGTATTGATGATATTGCGGATTGCTTTGATGCCAAGGAGATGTCTGAGGTCATGGAAGCAATGAAGCCAGCAGAAGACGAGGAATCAGAAGTAGGAAATGCTGAAAAAGCGAATGAGCTGCTTACACAGCAGATCGGAATCAGAGTTGTAATGAAACTGGTAGGACTTCTGATGAAGAATCTGGGAAATATCAAAGGTGATTTATACAAGTTTTTGGCAGGAGTATCTGGAATGGAGGAACAGGAGATTGCGAAGCTCCCACTTGGAACATTTACACAGATGATCATCGACATTTTCAAAAAAGAAGAGTTCGGTGATTTTTTTCAGGTTGTATCAGGATTAGTCAAGTAGGGAGATTTGAAGTCCTGGATCAGATTTTTAAAAGATACAATGATCCGTTTCGTATGTTGGACGCATATATAAAAACCGGTTGTTTTGTAGAATTTCTTTTGAATTTTGAAGAGGCGTACAACAAGGAACTGAGATGGGAAGTTTATCTGCATAAGGTGTGGGATAAGACGTTCAATGAGTTTGAAGAGGGAGCAGCTGAAGAAACGCATCGGATTGAAACATCTCACATGAGCGAGTCTGAGCAGGAAAATGTTGTTTTGGATAGTATATCTATCTTGCAATCCTTTCAGCCTTCGGAGTAGGAGAGGTGACGAATGGATTTATTTAAACTTGTCGGTACGATTGCAATTGATACCGCCAAAGCAGAAAAGTCATTGAATGATGTTAGTAAACAGGTCAATGACACAGAAAAGGTTGTCTCTGAAGGCTGTGATAAAGTAAAAGAATCCTCCGAAAAAGCCGGAAGTAGTGTTGAAAATGCTGGAAGAAAAGTAGAGGAATCCGGAAAAAAAGGAAGAAAAGCCGGAGAGGATAACAAAAAAAGCGGGGAAGAAACCGAGAAGAGCGGAAATAAATGGGTAGAGTTTGGCAAGAAGGTTGAAGCTGTTGGCACAAAGGTTACAGGAGTTGGCAAAAAGATTTCATCTGCTGGCGGTGAAGTTGTAAAACTGGGAAAGAAATTTGCTCCTGTATCTGCGGCAGCGACTGGAGCACTTACGGTTGTTACAAAGACATCTTCTGATTTCCAGAATGGTATGGCGAAGATGTCAACCTTATTTGACACTTCACAGGTGTCTGTTCAGAAATTATCCAAAGAATTTCTCAATCTGTCAAATGAGACAGGAAAGGGGGCAACTGAGCTCACTGAAGCCGGATACCAGGCACTGTCAGCTTCTGTTCCGGTCGAGAAACTGGGAAACTTTATCCGAACATCTGCAAATATGGCAAAAGTCGGATTTACCGATACGGCAACATCTGTGGATTTGTTATCTACAGCGGTAAATGCCTATGGTTTGGAAGCTGATCAGGCAGAAAATATTGCGAATAAACTTGTAAATACGCAGAATCTTGGTAAAACCTCAGTCAATGAACTGGCATCCAGCATGGGTAAAGTAATCCCGACTGCAGCAGGGATGAATGTCAATCTGGATCAGCTGTGTACGATGTACACGCTCATGACGAAACAGGGTATCGCGACAGCGGAATCTACTACATACATGAACAGCATGCTTAATGAGCTTGGTGATTCTGGTACAGATGTAGGGGGAATTCTGAAAGAGAAGACCGGAAAATCTTTCCAGGAGCTGATGAAAGATGGAATGTCTGTTGGTGATGCGCTGAAGCTTATAAAACAAAGTTCTGATGAAACTGGAACAGCGTTTAATGAATTATGGAGCAGTCAGGAAGCAGGAAAGGCTGCAATGGCTCTTTTGAATGACTCTGCCGGAGATTTCAATGAAACAATGGGATCAATGACAAATGTTACAGATCTTGTCAGCCAGGGACTTGAAAAGATGGATACCCCATCCGCAAAAGTCTCTAAATCACTGAACAGGATCAAGAATAGTGGCATTGAGCTTGGTGCAGTTCTTTTAACAACGGTTACACCTTACATTGAGTTGTTTTCACAAAAGGTCATAGAACTTACAAACAAATTCAATGCAATGCCAGAGAGTCAGAAAAAGGTTATTCTGGTATTGCTTGCTATTGTTGCAGCTGTAACACCGGTACTTATTACTGTGGGGAAAGTTATTACAGCTTTTGGACAGATACATGCTGTAGCAGGAAAGCTGGTCACAGGTCTCGGAAAACTGTGGGGTGTGTTTGCGGCAAATCCCGTATTGCTTATAGCTGTAGCCCTAGCTGCCGCGGTGGCGGCTTTTATACATTTGTGGAATACTTCGGAGTCATTCAGAAATTTCTGGATTAACCTGTGGAATGAAATAACCAGTACACTATCCTCTGCGTGGGAAACGATCAAAAATATAATTACAGTCGGCATTATGCTGATTGCCAGTATTATCAGTGCGGCAGTTCAGATTATAACTCTTCCGTGGAGGTTTATATGGGAGAATTGCAAAGAATATATTATTGAAGCATGGAATTATATCAAGGCAGCAGTGTCATCTGCACTTGACGTTATATCTAGTGTAATCAGTAATGCCTGGAATATCATTGCAAATTACTTGACGCGTATTCTGAGTAATATTAAGAATAAGTTTGTCAGCGAATGGAATGCGATAAAATCCCATGTATCCAGTGCAATAAATGGGATTAAGTCCAGTATATCAAATGGTCTTAATGGTGCAAAATCGACAGTAACTGGTGTATTGAACAGTATCAGGTTCGCATTTTCTTCTGTGTGGGATGGCTGTAAAAATATAGTTGGTAATGCAATTAGTCATATTAAGTCACTCATGAATTTCTCATGGAGCTTGCCAAGACTGAAATTACCGCATTTCAGTATTTCTGGGAAATTCTCACTTAATCCACCATCTGTACCGAAGCTTGGAATCGAATGGTACAAAAAGGCTATGGATTCAGGTATGATCTTGAATCAGCCGACTATTTTTGGTTACAATGCGAAGTCTAACCAGTTCTTGGCTGGCGGTGAAGCCGGAAGTGAAACAGTAGTTGGTACACAGAACTTGATGGATATGATTCAGGAAGCTGTGAATAATGCCGGAAGTGGAAATGGTGACAGTGAAGCAACCCGTGCATTACTGGAAGCAATCTTTAACTGGATGCGAAACGGTGGATTGTACAAATTGCTGATTGATGTCCTGACGAATGGCGTAGAATTTGAATTCGATAACAGGGAGATAGCGAGGTTGGTGAAAAAGTATGCTTAATGTTGCGAAATACGTGAACCATCTGAACCAGAGTATTGACTTTGGTTCGGGTGGTGTTTTTATTACATCCTCTGAATTGAGGGATTATGAATGGGAATATGATACGGACTATGATGAGATCACCAACTTCCACAAAGGTGTCAAGGAAAAGAAGATGAAGATTATCATTTCAGCATCTTCCGAGGAAGAGGGAATTGAAAAAAGAAATGATATCTTCCGGATTTTTGAAGCTGATATTCTTGCGGAACAGTCAGGAAGACTGTATCAGGACGGCTATTATCTTAATTGCTATATCGTAGCATCAAAAAAAGCAAAGTGGTATCTGACAAAACGGTACATTGAGATTGAAGTTACCATTGCGACCGATCAGCCGGACTGGGTGCAGGAGAGAGAATTTAATTTCCTGAAGACAGAAGGAACAACCATTGAAACGGATAATCTGAAGAAATATCCATACAAATACGGATATTATTATCTGAATCAGGTATCATCTTCCTCGATCAATAATGTTAGTATCACGGAATCAGATTTTGTGCTGCGGATATATGGTTCCGTATCAAAACCGCTTGTGAAGATTGGAGACAATACCTATCAGGTCAATGTTTCTTTAAATGCCGGTGAACGATTAGAGATTGATTCACGGAGAAAAACGGTTAAATTGGTGCATACTGACGGGTATACGGAAAATGTTCTCTGGTCAGCCGCAAAAGAGTATTACATCTTTGAGAAAATTGTAGCTGGCACGCAGATCGTTGCGTGGAATGGCAGTTTTTCATTTGACCTGATCCTGATTGATAAAAGGAGTGAACCATTGTGGAAGTAATGTATACAGACGCGAACAGGCTTCCACAAGGGAGTCTTGAAAAATATTCGATCGATCTGGAGCTTGGTGGTGACAATGACTTCGAGGCCCAGATGAATGTGAGAAATCACTGCATGAGTTCCGGATGTATCTGGTATATAAAAGACGAAGAATACGGAGGGATTGTGGACAATGTAAAAGTCGACACCGAAAAATCCAAAGTATATTATTCCGGAAGAAGTTGGCGTGGCATTCTGGAAAAGAAAGTGATCAGGCCGGACACCGGAAAAGATTATCTTGTGGTATCCGGAGATGCAAATGATATCCTTGCACTACTGATAAGGCGGTGTGATCTGGTAGATCTGTTTGCTGTTCCTGGAACATCTTCCGGAATACAGATAAGCAACTATCAGTTTCCGAGATATGTTGATGCATATTCCGGTATTGTGAAGATGTTGTCCTCTGTTGGTGCAAAGCTGAAAATCGTCTACAACGACAAGGATTCTTGTGTGAATATATCAGCTGTCCAGATCGAAGATCTGTCAAAAAAATATGAGTATTCCGATGACTACGGAATGAAGATCATAATCGAAAAGAAAACCGGTGGGGTGAATCATCTGATCTGCCTCGGAGCTGGCGAATTGGCAGCCAGAACAGTGATTGATCTGTATGTAGACAAGACAGGAGAAATCACGGAAAAACAGTCATATTTTGGAGAATATGAGATTGCAGAAACGTATGATTATGGAAATTCTGAATCTGTTGCAGAGCTGAAAGAAAAAGGAATTGAACATCTGAAGGAACTGAAAAGTTCGGATTCGGTGTCTGCGTCATTTTCAAAGCTTGATGTAGATATCGGTGATATTGTTGGTGGAAGAAACCGGGCAACCGGAATTCTGCTGAAGGAACAGGTAACACAGGAAATTGTAAAAATAAAAAATGGCATAGAAACTATAACGTATAAGGTTGGTGAGAAATAACAATGGCAACAAATTATTTAGATACCGGAGATACTGGACGTGCAGTTAGTGCAGAATCTGACGGGGCGTTATTTGCTGGTATTTTCGGAAGTGCAAAATATGTACTGGAAAATGGCAGCCAGTTCAAGGCAGAAGTGCAGTCAAATAACATTGTAAAAATTTCTGACGGTGATGCTGTCATGTACGGACGGCATGTAAGGATTCCGGCAAATGACAGCGCACTGGTGACGATTAACAATGGACACGCTGGAACGAACAGGGTTGATCTGATCGTGTTCCGGTACACAAAGGATAGCACCGGAAAGGAAACGGTTGATCTGGTTGTGATCCAGGGAGAAGATTTTACCGGAACGGCTACAGCACCGACGGCGGTGGATGGAAATATACTGACCGGTGCAATGCAGTCAGACTTTCCTCTGTATACCGTGGAACTGAATGGAATCAACATTGTAAAGGTGAATCCATTGTTCAATGTGATCGGTAATATCAGCAAATTAAAGGAAGAGCTTACTGAATTAAATAGCAAAATAACAGCAATGAATAATATAATCAAAAATGTTGAAATCAAAAAAACAAATTTGAAGGTTGCTGCTAATTCTGATTTTCGATGGACCTGGGACTTGCCGACAATACCTGGCTATTATCCATTAGAGGTCTTAGCGTGGAATTTTCATGGCGATTACGATCTTTGGTTAAATGTATCTGCGGCTGCAAGATATTCTACAAGTAATCAATTTGGGATTGAAGGACACAATTTCGGAAACGGAACCGCAACGGTTACATTGTTCGTTCATATTTTGTATGTTAAAAATGGATTTTGTTCATATGTAAAGGCATAATTATTTCCATTTTCCCATACGAATAATATTTAGCCTACATCCACCAGAAACCTGTATAACGCTTCCGGAGTTTTGCAGAACAGTAAACCGTATTTTATCTCCGGCGTTGATTTCGTTGAGAAACATAAAATCTGCACCACTATAAGGTCCTATGAGTTTAGACTGTCTTGACTGCTCCACATTGTTTCTTTCCAATTTTGCATATAGACTCAATTGTTTTGCAACTCCTTGTTGGAAGTTCATATACGCATGAATTAGATATATACCATCTTGCGGAACTGTAAAAGTATGCCTGTAATTCGTAGTATCATAATTATGCACAAGCCCTATATTATCAAGAATCTTTTTACTGAAATCAGTTCCTTGAAATTCCGAGTTGCTTGGTGCGATATTGTATGCACTAACATTCATGTACACAGCCGTTTTTACTAAATTGCTACTTAATTCAGTACGCCAGTTGATATACTGAAAGCAAAAAAGGAGCAATGTATGGAAGCGAAAATAATGGATGTATTGCGAAGAATGCAACCGGTTTTAGATGAAATGCAATTACGTGAGCTGAAAGAAGTGTTACAGATGACATTTACCGGATGCAGAGTAATCCAGGAAACGGACCTGCAGGTTGTAGACAGGAGCTGGGAAGTGGATCTGGAAGATTATCTTATGTCGCGAGCATTGGAAGGAAAAACTGTTGAGACAGTAAAGCGATATCGATATGAGCTTACAAGATTGCTATCCTATGTAAATAAACCGGTGGCGAATATCACAGATGGAGATATATCTGGGTATCTGAGAGCCTATAAGAGCATCCGCAAAGTTAAGAACAGTACGCTAAAAGGAGTACGTGCTGCTTATAGCAGCTTCTTTGGATGGCTTCGAGACAGGGACCGAGTAAGACGAAATCCAATGGTACTGGTAGAACAGATCAAGGTGGAAAAGAGGATTAAGAGACCTTTTAGTGACACAGATCGGGAGATGCTACTGAGAAATTGCAAGGTGCTCCGGGACAAAGCCATGATGGAATTTTTGTATTCAACAGCTGTTCGCGTATCCGAGCTGAAAAACCTAAACATAGAGGATATCCGATGGAGTAGTAAAGATCTTATAGTATATGGTAAAGGCGGAAAAGAAAGGACGGTCTACTTAAATGAAAGGACGAACATGTATCTCCAGGAATACCTGCAGAGCAGAACCGATAACAATCCTGCATTATTTGTTGGGACAAGAAAACCATACAACCGATTAACGAAAGCCGGCATAGAAGACATGATCCGGCGAACCGGAAGGCGTGCAGGTGTGGAAAAAGCGCGCATAGATTCCGAGGGACGGCTTTAACAAATGCATTAAACCGAGGAATGCCACTGCAGGAAGCATCTATATTGGCAGGGCATGCCAAAACCGAGACAACGATGCTTTATTGCACTGTGGATCAGGAATCGGTAAAGTATCATCATAAAAAATATCTAAGTGCATAAGTAAATAAACTGCTTTATTTACACTCGGCATCTGGTCGGGTGTTTTTGATATGCATTTTTACATGTAACTTTATTAACGACAGTAAGGAGTGATTCTTAATTAAATAGCAAAACGCAATGGAAAACATTCGGTACAACCACTGGAGTTAAGCATATCAACATTAAAAAGTTGGCTGATTCCGGTAAAGATATAAGAGTTGTAGTTGGTGCGCAATATGTTGTTGCAAGAAAGATTATGACTAATTTTGTGTTCGACCTATCGCCGAATGTGATAGGCAAGTATTCAGATGGTTATTGCTTTTCGCAAAACAATTATTGTTCGTTAGCTATTATCGTAGACGAATTATATGATCTCTATGTCGCAGAGAGCTGGTGGTCAATGCGAGAAAGCGCAAATTCCACAATTCCAATTAACGACGAAACGGTTAGAGTAGAAGTGCATTATCGCTAAGCTGTATATGCTTATTGCAATGTTCGGAAATAATTTATGGATTTTTGTAAAAAAGATTCCATGTTGATCCAGATCTATATCCGTACACCATGCGCCCATCAGGAATAACACCAATTAGTGCTCCATCTTTCCCGCCCGCAATGAAAATACCCTTTGAATATTTGTTAATTTTATCAATCATTCCATCAGCAGACCAAATATACGAATACTGCTCCTGTGGCAATTCTTTTATTGCAATAGTCATGCTCGAATTACCGATAAATCCGTTTTTGCCCAAAATATTTTGCGTTTTGCTATTTAATTAAGAATCACTCCGGAAAGGAGTAACATGAAACTTATTTTCAACGATGCCACAGAATTAACTATCCAGTCAGCGGATATTCAGGCGGGTGGAAACCTTCTGATCCGTACCATATCCGAAACTCCGGAAAAACTCAAGATGCTTTTCCAGGATACGACAAAGACACGGAAAATGATTGTTAAGGAGCGGGAGGATGTTCTTGTAACTTATGAGAATTATGAAAACTTCTATAGCATCACGGAATACACAGGAGGGATCTTCGGTGTGGCGATGTGCAAGAAGGAGGATCTGCCAGAAGTAAAGGCAGAAATCCAGAATGCTGCAGTTATGGTTGCACAGATCCAGGCGCAGGAGCTGACAGATTTACAGGCTCTGCAGGTACAAGCCATCTATCCAGAGTGGTCAGAGGATGGTGTAGAATATGCCAAGGATTATAAGATCCAGTATAATAACATCCTGTATAAGTGCGTCCAGGCACACACTAGTCAATCAGATTGGGCGCCGGGGGTAGCGCCGAGCTTGTGGACAGCTATTGCAAATCCGTCAAGCTCTGGAACTAAGGAGAACCCAATTACGGTGCCGGAAATGGTAACAACGGCAGGAATGGAGTATGTAAAGGGTAAGTATTACAGTTGGAATGAAAAGGTTTATCTGATGAACCGTGTAGGAATGACAGACGGAGAGAGCATAATCCTTTACTTCTCGCCGGATACATTGGTTGGTCAGTATTTTGAAGAAGTCTAAATACTACATTACAAACTGATATCGAAAAATGTCGAAATAAGTTGAAAATTTCCCGAACATTACTTTGTTTGTTACAATCAAAAGAAAAAATGCAGAAGGGTAATGAAATGAAAGAAAAATGTGAATTTTGTAGCAGAAAAATTATGTTCGGGAAAAAGGACAGAACAAAGTTGATTGGTGCACGTCCTATAGTTTTGAAAAAGGGCGGCAAAGTGAGAAGGCTGGAGGTGTGGCTGTTTGGTGGTGAGTTAGACGAGAAGGCTGTAATGCATATCGGGGTGTGCGATTACGGAAGCGTTGAAGATATTTTTGAAATGAGGATACCGATCAGATTTTGTCCGATGTGTGGTGAGAAATTATAATAACAGGATGGAAAGGCAGACTCTTCGGAGCTGTCTTTTTATAATTGGAGAAAAATATGGATATCAGAGCAAAACCAGAAAAATCATTTTCATAAAATATACGAAAGTGAGAATAAAATATTGAAAGCATTTTTATTACAAACATATATGATCGCACTACCGATTTTTCTTGGATACATCGTGTGGCTGCTACAGGAGCAGAAGAAAAAGCAAGCTACAGATGCAAAGGAACGTGATGCCAGGATTGCGGAAGAAAAAAAAGTCCGTAACGCTAATAGTGCTGGAACAATGCTACTTTTGAGAGTACAGCTTATCGAATACCACGACAAATATATGAAACTTGGAACAATACCGTCATATGCATATGAAAATTTCTGTGAGATGTATAAAGCGTATCACAGGCTAGGCGGTAATGGAATGATAACGAAAATGATGCATGAAATAGAAGAATTGCATCTGAAAGAAAAAGGAGATTAAGGCTATGGAACAGATTTTAAATTATGTGAAACCAGAACTGGTTGTAGTCGCAATTGCACTATATTTTGTTGGAATCGGTCTGAAAAATACCGAAAAGGTTGCAGACAAGTATATTCCAGTAATCCTCGGTATTATTGGAATCGTGATTTGCGGAATTTATGTGGTGGCGACTTGCGACCTTAAAGGCACACAAAATATTGCAATGGCTATTTTTACGGCAATTGTACAGGGAATTTTAGTGGCTGGACTTAGTAATTATGTGAACCAGTTGATTAAGCAGATGAATAAGGACGAATAGACACATACAGATGAAGCTATTTGTTTTACCACCAAAAGTTAGCGGTAGAAAGGAAAAGTTATGGCATTAAACGGAATCGACATCAGCAGCTGGCAAAGCGGGATCAATCTTGCAGTTGTTCCGAGTGATTTTGTGGTGATTAAGGCGACAGAAGGGATAAATTATGTAAATCCGGATTATATGAGAGCCTATGAGCAGGCGAAAGCTGCCGGAAAATGCCTTGGAATCTACCATTATGCCAACGGCGGAAACATTCAGGCGGAAGCGGATTATTTCTTGGGAAATGTTGGCAATCGTCTTGGAGAAGCAATGCTTGTCTTGGACTGGGAAGCAGGAAACAATGCGTCCTTTGGCAGTTGCGACTATGCCTGGTGCAAAGGATGGTTAGATTATGTCTATCAGAAGACCGGTGTGCATCCGATTCTGTATTGTTCACAGTCGATCAGCTACAAATTTGATAACATAGGGAACTATGGATTGTGGATTGCCCAGTATGCGAATAACGATCCAACTGGATATCAGGACGCACCGTGGAATGAAGGAGAATACACCTGTGCAATCCGGCAGTATACATCGTGCGGAAAACTCTCTGGTTATGATGACCATCTTGATCTGGACAAATTCTACGGAAGCAAAGAGGACTGGGGCAAATATACCGTAAGCGATAAGGCGAACGTAGTTGTTCCGGAACAGCCAGAAGCTCCAAAACCGGTAACGACAACTCCGGAAGGATCCACATTGGATCTGGCATACAAGACCATGCTTGGAGAATTTGGCAACGGAGAAGACCGGATCCGTAATCTCGGAACCAGGTACGAAGAGGTACAGAATTTTATAAATCATATCTGGATTACAAGCACAAGCAATCTGGCGCAGGAAGTGTTATCCGGACGATACGGCAACGGAGATGTGCGCAAGACAGTTCTTGAAAGCCGATACAACGATGTACAGGATCAAGTTAACGCCGGAAGTGCGCGGTATTATACCGTGCAGAGTGGAGATACCCTTTCCAGTATTGCTGCAAAATACGGAACGTCATACCAGACAATAGCACAGCTCAATGGACTTTCTAACCCGAATCTGATTTACGCTGGACAGAAGATTCGGGTGAAATAG